TTATCAAAAGCCGCACGATTAAAACAAGCAAAAGCCGCATTAAAACAAAGTGGGAAACTTGGTGTATCTATCAAACAATTATTTTAAAATATTAATTAAATATATTTTATAATTATATAATATATGGTTGAAAAAAAGAAGAAGACTACTAAAACCAAAAAGAAAGTTGATAAAAAAAAACTTAAAAAAGTTTTGAAAAAAAAACAAAAGAAAATGCCTAAAAGGGAATTTAAAAAATTAGCAAAAACTGTTAAATCTAAATTAGAAGAAAGAACTAAAGGCGGACAAGCATTAGAAAATATAGCAAGTAGATTAAGACAAAATGTTCCACCATTACCAATTTTCAATCCACAAGTAGCAGCTAAAGATATTAAAGAAAGATTACAAAGTGATACAAAAAAAGAATTTGCTAAACCAATAAAAGACTTTAAGAATATGAAAAAAAAATATGAAGAAGTTTTAATGAAATATAATAATGGTGAATTATCAGCAACAGATTTATTTGAATTATATGGTGAAACTAAACAATTTGCTAATACAGCAAACGAATATATACCAAGTAGAACTGAAATTTCAAATGCTTATAAAACTTTAAAATCTAAATTAACTTATTTTAGAAACTTTATTAATTCTAATAGACCTTCAGGTCAAAATCCTTTACAAGAAACTATTATTGCTACTATTAGACAACGAAGACCTCCACCACCACCCACACCTACACCAAGTAGTAATAATTCACCACCACCACCACCCGATAATTCACCTGACCCACCACCAACTCAACAACAACCTACACCTGTTCCTACACCAAACCCTACTTTATCAAATATGTTTGACGCTATGACTTCACCAGCAGCTGTAGCAACAACTTTAGGGGCGGGTGCTGTTTTATTAAATAGAATGAATATTATGAGAAATCAAGGACAATTAAATAGATTACAAAATGAAGAAAATATTTTAAATCGTGGTAGAAATTTAGCAGAAGCTGGATTAGGTCAAGCAGTAGGCAATCAATTACAACAAGCCGCAGAAAATACTTTACAAAATTTAAGAAACGCTCAACAAACTTTACAAAATATAGAAAATAGACAAAGACAAACTGCTTCCGCAGAAAGAAATTTAAATCCAAATAGGGAAAGACCACCATTAAGACAAAGAACTATTGATAGACAAACACGAGCAAGATTAAGACAACGAGTTCAACAAATGAGGGAAGAAGCACCAAGTTTAGAAGAACAACAACAACAACAATTAGAACAAGATATGGGTGGGGGTATGGGGCCTAATGACCCTCAATCTGTTAGACAAGAAATGGAATTTGAAAGGGATATGGCTGGTGATTTAAGACCTGTTAGGGACGAAAGTGTTGAGGCAAGAATTAACGAACAAATGGGAATACAAAATTTAGCAGATACTTTAGGTAGTATGCCTCAAGTTCCTACTGGTGATACAGAAACACGAACAGAAGCACAAATATTAGCTCAATTTTAAATTTAAAAATATAATATAATATATATGAATACTAAAGATAATTATGTTCCAAGACTTCCTATAGAAATTGTTTTGAATTCTAAAAACGGAACTTTAGTGAGTTCTTTAGACGGACATAAATTCTATGAATTACAAAGTGAAGTTGTAGCAAGAAAAGACGAGAATATAGTTTTACATTTAAAAAAAGCTTTTATTCCTTTCAGTTTTTATACTTTAAGTTCTAATCAAAAAAATAATAAATTAGATATTACAGAAACTAAAACAGATAGTTCTACTAATACCTATACTATTACTATACCTGACGGAAATTATAATATTACACAATTATTAGCAAAAATTAAAGAATTATTAGAAGCAAATACTACTTTTACTTTTACATATACAATTACTTTTGATAGTGTTAGTGGTAAAATATCTTTTTTAATAGCAAGTGGAACAAATCCACAATCTGCTACTTTATTATTTTCAAGTGGAACAAATGTATCTAATTCTTGTAATAGAATGTTAGGGTTTAACAATACAGATATTATTTTTACAACAAGTAGTTCTGCTACAAGTCAAAAAGTAATTGATATGGCTGACGGATTAGACGGATTACATATTAAAAGTAATTTAATTGGTTCAAATGTAGCAACAACTGCTAATGATACTGGGTCTGGTGAATTATTAGTTGTTCCTATAGATTTACAACCATATAATATTTTATATTATGACGAAGGTGCTGAACCTTTCAAACATAAAATTAGTCAAAGTTCTATAAAACGAATTGAAATAAAAATTACTGATAGTCGTGATAATACCGTTGATTTTAATGGATTACCATATACTTTTATTTTATTAGCAGAATTTATTTTCAATCCCAGTTCTACTTTAACCGTTATGAATAAATCAATAGATAGTGAAGAAGCACTATTAGCACGAATTGCTACTAACAACGAATTAGCAGATAAAATACTAAAAAAAATAAATAATAATAATATAAATGAAGATAGTGGAAAGACAAAATAATATAAAAGTAAATGGAACTAAATTCAAAACTGGTGATAGACCAAAGAATTTAGAACCTTTCTTAAACTTTGTTAATTGTTCTGCTATTATTGGATTACCAGCAAGTGGAAAATCAAGTTTAATAAAAACTTTACTTTATGGAACTAAAGAAAGTAATTTATATAACAATGTATTTAATAGTGTATATTATATTAGTCCAAGTTTAACTATGGATTTAAAATTACCTGAAGAAAAAATTATTAGTCTTGGTGATAATGACGATTTAGCTGGAATAATTCAAGAAATTATTGATACAGAAAAAGACGAAGGTGAAGAAGACGACCCCCATAGAGTAGCAATTTTTCTTGACGACGCTGTAGCTTGGATTAACGGTGATAAAGCAAGTTCAAGAATTTTCAAAAAAATTTGTTTTAATGGTAGGCATATTTTAGGCAAATATAGTTCCTTACAGACTTTTATAGTTTCACAGAAAATTCGAAGTATTCCAATTCAAATTCGGTCGCAACTTAATCAAATATGGTTTTTCGACAGCACCCAAAAAGAAAAAGAAGTATTCGCAGAAGAATTTTTACCATTAGATTTAAAAGAAGCTGATATGTTATATGACTATGTATTTGACGCACCACATAATTTTATGTTTGTGAATTTACAACTTCCCAAAAAAAAAAGAATATTTAAAAACTTTAATAATTTAGAAATAATTTAAAATTGATATTATAAATCTAAAAATAAAATCTAATATAAATATATAATGAATTTAGAAGAAATCATAAAAAAAAACAAACCAAACGCCAGTCCAACAAGTATTAAAACTTATATTGCTAATCTTGCTATATTACATAATTTAATAGAAGGTAATAAGGATATTAAAAATTTAAACTTTTTAAAAGATTATAATAAAGTTATGGATATTTTAAAAGAAAAAGCTAAATCTACTTTAAAAAATTATTTAGTTGCGATTGTTGTTGCTATTCAAAAAGATAAAGATTTTGAAAATGTTTTAGAAAAATATAATTCTAAAATTAAAGAATTACAAGGTGATATAGTTGATAATTATGAAGACCAAGAAAAATCTAAAACGCAAAGTGATAATTGGATAGAATATAGTGAAATATTAAAACTTTTAAAACAATTAAAAAAAGACACTAAACCATATTTAGAAGCTGACCCAAATAAATTAACTAATAAACAAAAAATATTAATTCAACAATATTTACTTTTATATTTATATTCAGGTGTAGCATTCCCAGTTATTAGAAACGATTTTGCTGAAATGAAAGTATTTACAAAAGATACTAAAACTGACCCAGATAAAAATTATTTAATATTTACAAAACAACCATACTTTAAATTAAATGAATATAAAACAAAAAAGTATAATGGGGAACAAATTATTAAATTTAGTGATAGGGTATTAAAAAAATTAATTAAAGATTGGTTAGATATTACTAATAGTGATTACCTATTAATTAATGTTAAAGACGGAACACCTATGAGTGCTAATGGTATAACAAAAAATTTAAATAGTTTATTTGAAA